ACCACTAGGATCGAACCACCTGGTTGTAAACGCTGTCTGGGTCCTGAAGTATACCACTCATAAGCACGCTCCATGGCGCTGTCGGACATCGAGTCTTGTTCCGTGTGCGGGTCATCAATAATCAGTAAGTCTGCACCACGGCCCGTGATCGATGCTCCTACACCCGCCGCATAATATTCACCGCCTTGATTTGTTTCCCAGCGACCTTTGGCCTTGGAGTCCTCACGCAACTTCACGTCACCAAAGATTTGTTTGTATTCAGGTGAGTCAATGATATTACGAACTTTAGCCCCGAACCTTGCGGCCAACTCGGTATTGTGAGACACCTGCATGATTTTTAATTTTGGATACTTGCCAATGATCCATGCGGGGTAGTAAACCGAAGCAAACTCAGATTTAGTATGTCTTGGTGGCATATTGATAATGAGCCTTCCTTTTCTTTGGTCAGCGATGTCAGTAAACTCTTTAGCGATAATCTGATGATGTCCCCAGTTCTCTGGATTTTTAGATTTTCTACAAACAAAATCGGGCCAGACTTCTTGCACAAAATATAAAAAATGGTCCTGACAAAGTTTAATATGCTTTATCCAAAGTCTTTCGACTTCGAGCCTCATCTGTTCTGTTGTCATCAATTCTGTCTTCATGAGCCTTCTATTATAATTATTACTAGAATTATTTCCACCAAACTACGGATATGCAATAGGCACAGTTTACGTTTTATATAAAGATGTTAAATTTTTTTTATTAAATTATATTATTTAATTAATTTTTTAATTTTGATTTGAAAATGAGCCTTGAAAAAAGACAAAAAAAGAGCCGTTAAAAAACGGCTCAAAGTCCTATGAAAATTATTATTTTATATCATGCTTTTAATATTTTTTTAATTGGCTTTGTATAAGCATATTTTTCATAAATTTCTTTATAATCAATTTTAAAAGCATCTATATCAAAGCCAGAATAAGTGCTATCAGTAACTTTACATTGATTTTCTACAAAAATATTGGCGTATGCCTTTGAATATTTTTTAAGCTCATCTGCTTTTTTATTCATAAGTAAAGTATATTTGTCTACTTTATTTTTAGCTTTTCGCCACTCAATGGCGACATCTTCAATGTCATCTTTTTTAATTAATTTAACTTCTTTTTTCATTTTAATACCTCATTGTTATTTAAAGTAATTTAAATATATCAGCTTTTTTAATAGATGTAAAGAATTTATTATAAATAATTTATATTTATAATATAATAATATAAGCATTTTCTAATGTACGGTTCTAATCTTCTATTTGTGATCAAGATAAAAAAAGCCCTCCAAATGGAGGGCTTTAACAAATATATATAACTATATATTATGATCTTTTTAATACTTCCATGTGACCTGTTTTTTTATTTTTATATTTATCAGCTATTGAGCCATCAGCATAAACTTGAATGCCTTTATACTCATACATACAAGGATTAAAGCCTGCAAGTATAACTTTCAACTCAGCCTCATCTTCTGTTATATGTAGTCTAACGTCATCATCTTTTAATTGCATTATCGTATTAATAATATTATCCATTTTTCACCTCGTTGTTAATTAAAATCTTAATTATAATAACATATATATTAATTATTGCAAATGCTTTTATTATCATTTATAATAGTATTACTTTTAACAAATAGGAGGTTTTAAAAATGACAATAGAAACTTTATCATTCCATAAAGAATTAGATATTACAAAAAATATGGACGCTAGATTAAATGGGATTGAAATACAAAATCCATTTACAGGCGTTACATCAATCATGACACCTGAAGAAGAAGCCGTTTATTCTTTTATCATGGGCGTTAATACGGTTAATCCAAATCCTGAAAGTTTTTTATGGGAAAGGGTGCGAGAGGGTTTAGATTGGTTTAGAAAAAACAATCCTCAAGTTTACATGGAGCAATTAGATTAACTTTAACAGGGGCTAGCAATAGCCCCCTTTTTTTAGGAGGTTTTAAAAATGAGTGATAGAGATAATTATAAAACGGAGCTAGAACAAAAAGGATGCACCAAAAAAGAAATAGAGGGTCATTTAAAAATATATGATAGGAACACCGTAGATTTTACTAAAGCAATTAATACGGATGTTCTAGACAATATGAATGTTAAAGACCTTGAAAGTATTGCCAATATTTTAGGAAAAATTAAATATTGACAATTTAAAAAATAAAGCGTCATAATGGTTTTATTTCATTAGGTATGTAATACCTTACCTCGAGGGGACACATCCCCAATTTTATCCACGCTTCGGCGTGGATTTTTTTTGATATGATCAAGACAAAAAAAAGCCCCTTGAATAAGGGGCTTTTTATAAGTGGATTAAAGTTTAGATTTCGTCTTCGTCGTCTTCGTCAGGGTCAAAAAAGACAATCTCTAATTTTGCAATTCTAACACCAAAAGGACCATAATCACGATAATGTGCCAATACATCGTAGCTTCCGTCTCCCACACCACTTTCGGACACCACAGCTAATCCACCCCCAATTTCACCACCTTTTTGAGGGTTATAACATGTTTGATGACAAGCTCCATTATAGGAATAGCTTTTATCAAGGTCATGCTCATTAACTTTCTCCTGGTAGTCAAAATCATTATTTTCATATGTTTTTAAATAGCACGGATCACCTATCATTACTTGACCTGAATCCACACCAAAAGTGCCTAATTTTTTAATATCGCCGTCTTTCATAATTACCTCGTTTGTTGTTAAAAGTACCCCTATATTAACATATAAATGATTTATTGCAAATACTTTTATATTTGCTATACTAAAGAAACTTAAACAATAACAGGAGTATTAAAAAATGAAATTAAGAAAAGTAACCACAGAAGACGGATACATCTTCTATGAGCAACCTAATGGCACTTTCACAGACGGACAAGACGGTCAAATTGACCTAATTTTTAATAGTGAAGCCGAAATCTTAAATGATAATATCGGTATTCAAAAAGTAGAATTTTATGAGGGAGATGAAAATGTTAACTAAAATAATACTAGCTCTAAAACTGTCATTATTGTTATTAGTCCCAACCTTAATTATATTGTTTGGATTTTTGATTTTAATTACTAAATGATATATAATATTAATTTAACAACTAGGAGAAAAAAATGAGTGAAGAAAAAAGATTAACAATGTACCAATTAGAAAAAGACTTTCAGGAGGAGCTTGAAGATAATAAAAGCGAAATCTTGAAGGATAAATATCCTGAAGACATTATCCATGAAATGGCAGACAGTAATATTCCGGTTTATAATTATGATCGCCTGCAACTAGCGTGTGAGGATCTTTGGCTTGGTTACCCTTCAGAAACTGGGTTTACTCAAGACTGCGACAATGCTTATGACATTATTGCTATGAACATCTATGAGCGTCTATTATATATTGGTCATGAATGGCTAGAACACGCACGAAAAGAAGCAGTATAAAAATATCTCTTGTTGTTAAAGTGAACCTGAACAAGTTCTAAAAAGGTTCATTTGGTAACATTGACCTCGCATTATTGCGAGGTCTTTTTTTATGGTTCATTAATATGGTTTCAAGTATGGTTTCGTATTGTTTTATGGTGCATGGTTCAGGTAATGGGTAGGATTTCAATTTTTTTATGGCTCTTGGCTCATGGATTTCTAGAATTTCAAGCTCTCTTAACGTCTCATGGTGATTAAGAATATATGATTTGCCACCAGATTTTCTATGATTAAGATGCCAATTGATTTGATATTTAGAAATGCCTTTATTCTTAACCTTTGATGCCTTTAACTCCACCCAAAATGAGTGTCCGTCAATACAACCAAAAACATCAGGAATTCCGTTGATTGTAGAGCTTTCTAGACGAAAAAAATGCCAATTTTGGTGTCTTTTTTGCACCTCGTTAATGCTTTTCCACATTTTTTGCTCGTTTATTAACATTTTTAAGGTAAAATATAACATATTTATCATTTTTTATGGTGAAAATTAATGGAACAGAAAATAAATAAAGACGGAAAATTAGAAATATCAATTTTTGATATAACTGACAAAAGTTGTGAAGACAAATTTTTATATTTTTATTTAGCACTTGATAGAAATGTTAAAAAAATGATTGAAAATGCATTTATTAAAGCTTACACACAAAAATTATTACAAAGAGATGAGCCAAATATTATTCACAAGGAAGAAAATGGAATAACACATATAGAAGTACACCCTAACGACATTTTAACAAACATAGAAATTATAAAACGCATTGTTTTACAGGAGCTACAAAATGAAAACCAAAACCACGAAGAATAAAGGTAGTGTTGATAACGATAAAATGTTTATTGTCTGTTGGAAAGACCACACAGCAAATGCATCATGGGTTGATGATATTTCCACAGAAAAATATACCACATGTTGGTCAGTTGGTTGGTTGAAAGCAGAAGATGATGAAGTCATTAAATTAGTAGATACTTATACAGATGACAATACAGTTGGTGGCGTCATGGTAATACTAAAATCCTGCATCACAGAGATGTACGAAATTGAAATCAAAAATTAACCCCAAAATCCTATAAAGCACTTACTTAGAACAAAAAAAAATAAAAAAATAATGTATTTTTTTAGTCGGAAATTTTT